GGGCGTCCGTTGGCACCTCCGGCACCGCCACGCATGTGGTGCTGGCCACCGGCGGCGCCACCGACCTGCTCCGCTACGTCACCACCTGCGCTTCACAGGCGCTGACCTCCGGCAACACCGCCAACGTCGGCGCCTGGGACATCGAGATCGAGGACCCGGCGTAGCCGCACGGATTGGCCGATGACAAGTACGAGGTAGCAGGAGGGGAACCCTATGGCAGCCGGTTTCGCAGCACTGATCACCAAGGATCAGATCAACCAGGGCATCGGCCGGATCGCGGTGCAGCTGCGTGACACGTTCGAGGTGGTGGCCCAGTTCAACGCCTGGCACGCCGGGGTCGGGTCGGCCGGGCTGGAGTCGGACTTCGGGTTCACGTCCGGTGACGCGGCCATCATCGGCTCGGCCATCGGCGACTTCGAGCAGCTGCGGCAGATCTACCTGGGCGCTGAGGCGCTCGCCTCGGCCAAGAACTTCCGCGCGTTCTCCGACGACGTAGAGGGTCTGCGCTGAGCCGACGTTGAGGTGGTGCCGCCATGCCGATCGTCCGCCGGCTGTCCAACACGGACGACGTCACCTTCAGCACCGGCCTCGGCGGGGTCGACGGACTGACCTACGGCACCGTTGCGTTCCTGTTCCGGCCGCTGGCGGCATATGACTCGACCGACAGGACACTGCTGGCGGCCTACGACCTGGCCGGCGCCCAGGTCGGGAAGATCGCCCTCAACACGGCCAACAAGATCGTGTGGTGGTCTGGCGGTTCTGGGGGCACCGGCCCAACTCTCACAGCTGGCGACTGGTACACGTTGGTGGTTCGGAAGCAGACCGGAACCACCAACGTGCGTTTCAGCCTGAAGAACGAGTCCACCGGCATATGGGGGCATAGCGCGACCTCCGGCACCGTTGCGGACTGGGCGTCTTTCTCGGGTGGGTCTCTGCACACGTACGACCTGACCTTCGAGTGGGGGCCGGGCTGCGACTACGCGGCCATGGCCGTATGGGCGAATGAGCTGCCGTGGGCGGCCGACACGTTCGGAGACGCCGAGATCGAGGCGGCCGGCCTCGGGGAGCACCTGGACAACTGGATCGACGCCGCGCCGTCGTCCGGCTGGGGCTTCGACGTTCCGGACAACAACTACTCCATAGAGGACTTCACCCTCAACCGGGCCGACGAGACCAGCGTCGGCGCGGGCACCCCGACCGACGTCACGGACCTGGATTTCCAGTACGAGACGACGACGATCCAGCAGACGGTCCGCAACTTCCTGCGGAACGTCGCCACGGAGCCGGGCACCGGGGACCCGGTGTGGGACCTGTCGGAGACGCAGGGCACGGCGGGAACGCTGGGCACGGGCAACACCAGCTCCGGCGGCTACACGGAGATGCTCCGCTGGCAGCGGACGGTGGGCGACACCGTGGGTGCGGCGACGATCTCGACGCAGGTCAGCATCGACTCGATCTCGTCACAGGCGGCGTGCCGCTGGCGGGTGGTGCGGCTCAACTCCGCCGGGGTGGAGCAGGCCACCTCGGGCTACTCCGGCGAGCACAGCACCGCAGGTGTCAAGGTGTCGACGCTGGTGCTGTCGACGACCTGGGCGGCCGGGGATCGGCTGGCGCTGGCGTTTGAGCTGCGCAAGGCCGGCGGCGGCGGCCAGCGGTCGGCGACCATCGATGTCAACGACGCCAACTCGTTCGCCGACTTCGAGTTGACGGTTGCGACACCCACCGATGTCACCCCCGACGACACCTCCCACGGCCACACGACCGACCAGCCGGGATTGACCCAGGTCCACCAGGTCCAACCCGCCGCCGCCTCCCACGGGCACACCGCCGGGGCGTCCACGGTTGGCGTCGTCCACAACCTCGCTGTCGACAGCGCGTCGCATGGGCACGCCGCCGCTGAGCCGGCGTTGGTGTCCGTGGCCAGCGTGGCACCGGACGACGCCGGCCACGCGCAGGCGGCCGACTCCCCGACCCTCACACAGGCGCACACGCTCACCCCGGAAGACGCCGACCACGCGGCGGCGGCCGACCAGCCGGCCGTGGCCCAGGTTCATGCGCTGGCTCCGGCCGACGCCGGCCACGACCACACCGCCACCCAGCCCGGGCTGACCGGCGCCGCGGCGGCGATCGACGTACGCGAGTTCACGCAGGGCCAGTACGTGCAGTGGGCGATCGGCGGCGGCGGGCTGGCGACCCTCGCCCAGGGGGCGTTCACCGTCGTCGCCATAGCGAAGATCGTCACATTGGCGGACGACGGCTGCGTGTTCGACCTGTCCAACGCGGGCGCCTCGCGGGCCCTGTTCGGGCACACCTCCGGCGGGGCGATGCGCTACCTGCGCGGTTCGTTTGAGTCTCCTGGCGACGGCCCATCGTGGACAGCCGCCGACGGGTGGGTCATAGTTGCCTGGACAAAGGCGGCCGGCACCGCAGTGGTCCGCTACCACAAGTGCGTGATGTCCACCGACACGTGGACCCACCAGGACTCCGCCGGTACCATCGGCAACGACGACAACACGTGCACCTTCGCCAGCACCCGGCCAAACAACGACGGGGACCTGGTCCTACGCGGTCGCCGTGCTGCGCTCGCGGCCTACAACTCGGTGCTCGACGACACTGCGATACAGGCGCTGCGGGACAACTGGGCCGACTGGCTGGCCGCCGGCCCCATCGACGCGTGGCGGTTCGACCAGGCGACCACCTCCGAGGCGATCGACGACCAGACCGGCAACGGGGCCGACCAGACCAACCTGGTCGGTTCGACGGTGGTCACCGATGATCCGCCGCCCGGGTTCAGCTTCGGCGAGGCGGGGACCGAGGTCACCCCGGCCGGCGCGGCGCACGGGCATGCCGCCGACCAGCCGTCCCTGACGCAGGTCCACGAGATCGCCCCGGCGGATGCGACCCACGGCCACGTCGCAGACCAGTCCGGGCTGGTCCAGGTCCACGGGCTGGTCCCGGACGGCGCATCCCACGCGCAGACGGCAACCGAGCCGGCCCTGGCGCAGGTGCATGCGGTCGTCGCCGACCCTGCCACCCACGGGCACGCCTCGGACTCTCCGACGCTGGCGCAGACCCACGCCCTGGCCGCTGACGACGCGTCCCACGGTCACACGGTCGAGGCGCCGTCGGTCGTGCAGCAGCACGAGGTGGCGGCAGCGGACGCGACGCACGCGCAGACTGCCGATGAGCCGGCGCTTACCCAGGCCCACGCCGTAGCGGCAGCGGACACCACCCACGCCACCGCTGCGGGCGATCCCACCCTGGCGCAGGTTCACGAGCTGGCCGCAGACGGGGCGACCCACCCCCACACGGCCACCGACCCGGCGGTGACGCAGGTCCACGAGCTGGCCGCGGGCAGCGCATCCCACGGCCACACCACCGATCAGCCGGCGCTGACCGGCGACGGGGATGTGCTGACCGACTCCGCCACGCACGGCCACGCCGCCACGCAGCCGGTGCTAGCGCAGGTCCACGGGCTGACACCGGACGACGCCGCCCATCCGCACACCGCCGACGAGGCGGCACTGACGCAGGCCCACGCCCTGGCCGCCGATGACACCTCGCACGGGCACGCGGCGGGCGCGCCGGGCATCACCGGCGCGGGGGACCTGCTCGCCGCGGACGCACGTCACGGCCACGTGGCCGGGTCTGCGCCGCTGACCCAGGACCAGCAGCTCACCCCGGACGACACCGGCCACGGTCACACGGCGGATCAGCCGGCGTTCACCGGCGGGCAGACCCTGGCTGCCGACGACGCCGCCCATGGTCACACCTGCACCCAGCCGGACCTCGCCCAGGCGCACCAACTGTCCCCGGCGGACACCGGCCATGGCCACGCCGCCGGGCAGGGTGCGCTGACCCAAACCCACGACCTGGCCGCGGCTGACGCCACGCACGGCAGTACCGCCGGCCAGCCGGCACTGGCCGGCGGCTCCACCCTCACCCCCGACCCCGCGACCCACGGCCACTCCACCACCCAGCCGGCGGTGGCGCAGCTCCACGCTGTCGCGGTCGCCTCGGCTGTGCACGCCCACGCCGCCGAGCAGGCCGCGCTGGGCCAGCTCCACCAACTCGCCCCCGCCAGCACCTCCCATGGCCACACGGCCGGGGTTGTCGCCTTCGCCGGCTCCGCCGCCCGGGGCACGGTCAGCGTCAGTTCCACCACCGGGCTGGTTTCCGTCCGATCCACCACCGGGGGGGTGACCGTCCGATGACCGCCACCGCCTACTGGGTCGGCACTGTGCTGGTCGTCGACTGGACGCTGACCACCCCTGCCGGGGAGCCGGTGACCGACGCCACCGTTGTCGGGGAGGTGCGGCTACCCGACGGCACGTCGACCGCCGCCATGACAGTGGCCGCCGTGGTCGCCGAAGACCTGTACCGGGCTACCTACCAGATCGCCGCCCCGGGCCGGCATGTGTGGGCGCTGGAAGCCTCCGGCACCGCCACCGGCGCGGTCGAGGGCAGCATCGTCGCTCAGCGGTCCCTGCTGGGGCTGCCGCCGATCGAGCTGGACCCGGCAACCGCCATCGGCCGGGTGCGGCTACTCGCCACCGACCTGGACGAGGTGGCGCCGCTGCTGTCCGACGCCCAGGTCCAGGCGCTGCTCGACCTCGAAGCCGGCCGGGTGCGGCGGGCAGCCGCCCAGGCACTGGACACGATCGCCTCCAGCGAGGCGCTGGTGTCCAAGAAGATCCGCACCCTGGACCTGCAAACCGACGGGCCGGCCGTGGCCGCCGAGTTGCGCGCCCGGGCTCGGAGCCTGCGGGAGCAGGACGACCAGCTCGGCGACGACGGCGAGCCGTGGGGGCTGGAGATCGTCAACTACGACCCGTGGGCCGCCTACCGCACCCCCGAGGGGGTGTAGCCGGTGCCCGGGCTCCCCGGCCAGGGCGGGCTACCCGGCCACCTGATGATCCCCAAAGGGTGGGATGTGGCACACCGGCCCACCGCCGAGCAGGGCATGACCGCGCAGGTGCGGGTACGCCGCCACACCGCGCAGGGCGCAGTCTTCGACCCGGACACCGGGCAGACCACCTTCCCCGACCCGACTACGGTGTGGACCGGCTGGGCCAGGTTGCAGCGGATGCCCCAGCAGGAGGTGACCCGCTCGGTCGGGGACCGGCAGGTCGTCATCCGCGGCGTGGTCGTATCCATCCCCGCCGACACGCCCGAGGTGCGGGTCTCCGACGAGGTGAAGGTCCTCGGCTACCGCGACGCCGGGTCGGGTGACCCGCACCTGCTCAGCCGGCCGCTTTGGGTGCACGACGTGCGCCCCGGGTCGTTGCTGTGGCAGCGGGACCTGACCGTGTTGGACGCCCCACCCACCGCCCGGTAGGAGGTGCCCCGGTGACCGACTTCCGCGTCGATGGTGTGGCCGAGATCCGGGCTCTGGCCCGGGAGCTGGACATGGTGCCGGCGGCGACCCGCGACAAGGCCAAGACCGCTGTGCGGAAGGCGGCGTTTGCGGTGGAGCGGGGGGCGAAGATCCGCGCGCCGGTCGACACCGGCAACCTGCGCAACTCGATCAACGTGAGCCTGTCCGGTTCGGGCCTGTCCGCGGGTGACGCGATCGCCGCGGAGGTCGGCCCGGAAGCCAACTACGGCATATTCATCGAACTTGGTACATGGAAGATGGCGCCGCAGCCGTTCCTGGGACCCGCCTTCGACGAGGTGGAGCCGTCGTTCTTGGCCGCGTTGGATGACATCGCCGGTGGGGCGCTGGGTTGATGGCCGGCGAGGAGATCAGCCGCCGGTTCGGCCGCGCAGTGGAGGCGCTGGTGCTGGCCGCGCTGCCCGGCCGGGACGTGTTCTACGGCAAGGTCGACAAACCCGACGCGGAGCTGACCTTCCCCTACGTCGTAGTGTGGGCGATCCCGTCGGCGCGGGTGCGTCGCAACCTGTCCGGGACCATCGCCTCCCCCGATTCGAGGGTGCAGCTGACCGGTGTCGGGCGGGACCCGGACGAGGTGTGCTCGGCGCTCGACCACGCCGCCGCGGCCCTGCACGGCAAGAAGCCGAACCTGGGCGAGGGCTGGAACGCGGGCCGCATCTGGGAGATGCCCGTCGAGCAGGCCGTCACCAAAAACGAGGACCTGTGGACCCCGCAGGGCTCCCCCACCTACCGGGGCGTGAGCATGTTCCGGCTGTCGTCCGAACCGGCCCCGGTGGCGGTGGAGTCCTAGCCGCCGGAGGCCGCGCGGAAGACGGCGACGCCGAACGCCGCGGCGATGCCGGCGATCACCGCCCAGGCGATGCCCAGATGCAGCACCTGGTGCCCGGTGCGGGGGATACGGAACAGGCTCCTCATGCCCGCACGGTATGCGCCGTCTGCCACCTGCGCCATGGGGGTGTCCGGTTGGCGACATACCTGCGGCTGCGTTCGACCCGGACGGGCCACCAGTGGGACGCCCGTTCGGACTCCGCCGCCGCCTACCTGGCGGGCGGCGGGTGCGAGATCGTCGACCACCTTCCACCGCGCACCGCGACCCGCCCACGACCACCGAAACCCTTTCGCGATCTCGCGGGGCGGCCGGCCAGGCCCCGTCGTCGCCCATCCACCCGCACCGCACCGAGGAGTGACCACCGATGACGCAGCCCGTACCCACCTCGATCCCGGCCGATGGCTCCGTCAAGCCGTTGTGGGTGCCGGCGATCGCCCTGCCCTCCGCACCGACCATCGACGAGGTTACCGACGGCACCGTCATCGACATGTCGTGCTACCTGACCGACGACGGGTGGGCGCCCGCCACCGACGAGCAGACCGCCACCGACAACCGGCTGTGCTCCCGGCAGACGTTCGAGCGGATCGGCCGGTTCACCGACCAGCTCAACATCACCTACGTGTACCAGCCGCAGAACCCGACCGCCACGGACAACAAGGTGTTCGCCACGTTGCGGCACCGGGAGCTGGGCTACATCGTCGTGCGCTGGGGCGCCGACTACGAGGACGACGTGGAGGTCGGCGACTGGGTGGACGTGATCCCGGCCGAGTGTG